TCCTTTATCTTCGAAGAGTGAAACAGCTCGTTTAACCCCGATTCCAGGAACTCCTCCATATCCATCGGTTTGGTCTCCTGCAAGGGTTTGGATGAGGTGCCACTTGGCTCCTTCTTCGGGTGTGACTGTGAATGTTTCATCGAAGTTATACAGTTGGCCTGGTATTTGTTTCATGTCCTTATCAGGACTAACAATAGTATTACCTGGGTATTTTGTAGCGTATATACCCATCGTATCATCAGCCTCTAAAGTTGGTTTGATGATCACCTTATACTCTTTTCGGAGAGCATTGATGACACGTTTATAACCACAAGGCTTCTTTCTATTTCGATGTCCTTTGTATTCAGCTAAGATTTTTTTCCTAAAATTTACAGCGTCTGAAAAGAACAGTATTAAAGTAGAGAGTGACCCAAATTTGTTTTCAATCTTATTGAGTTCTCGCTTGGTGGCGTTGTATGCATCACTAAAGTTAGAGGTAACAAGAATAGTATCATCACCCCAATCAATTTCAGTTTCAGCTGCAGCACACGCCTTGTAGACGATGAAATCTGCATCTATTAATAATTTCATATGTTAGTGTACGTCTGCCCATGTCCTCCCACTTTTAGATTCAGCAGCGACAGGGCATCTCAGTTTATAATACTCTCCAGCTTGTGTAGCAGTTAATTCTAAAAGAAACTTTAGATCATCTACTTCTTCTTCTTTCGTTTCAAATTGTAATTCATCATGAACGAATGCAAGTTGGTTAGTATGTTCAGGAAGTCTTTCATGTGCTAAAACCATCCATCTTTTTGCGATGATCGCTGACGATCCTTGTATGAGGTAATTGAGGGACTTGTGCCGCGAGTCAACGAGGATACGACGGTTGTCGAGTCCACGAACATAACCCCTCTCACTAGCCTTGTGTACCGCAGCCAGCAATTCTTTAAGACCTGGTATGGCATTAACATAAGCCTCCCTGATCTCCTTGCCTTTCTTCTTTGCTCTCTCCTCTGATAGTTGCTTATCATAGGTATACCCTATTTTGGTATTCCCAGCCCCGTAGAGGAAGGCATAGGTGATTGTTTTGACTTGTCGTCTTGTGACTCCGATTGCATCGGCATTTGTGGCGTGGATATCTCCGGTAAGGAGGATTCTGGAATAGCGTCCTTGATCAAATCTGGCGAGATAGTGGGCAAGCATCCTGAGCTCAATACCGCTAAGGTCGGCACCAACCAATACATAGCCAGGCGTCGCCGTAAATAGTTTTCTAAATCTTTCATCTGATGGTACTTGTGCGAGGTTTGGTGATCGATGCGCACATCGAAATGTTTGTGTAGCTACTGAACAATGGTGATGAATCCTAGACTTCGTAACAAGCTTCTGCCATGCGTTGTTTCCTTCGGATATCATTCCAAGCGCTTTCGTCAGTTCCAGTATCTTCAAAAAAGATAGGGCAGTATCCGTCCCAATATCTTTCAATACTGGTTCGTCTATTATTGGCTTGTTTGACTTGGAGGTCATTAATGACGGAATCCAACCACAGTGTGTTTGTAGTATCCATGCTATGTGATCCCTTGATGTGGGATTAAACTCCTTTAATCGGGTGAATGAGGCTCCTTCAACGTAGCCTTGTGTCCTGTTATTTCGTTTAGGAGTGAACACCGTTCCTGCAACGAAAGGGTATTGTCTCCGAAGTAGCTCAGTAGTCTCTTCCATTTCTCTTCTGAGAGTTGATTCGAGACTTCTAGCTTTTTGTTCATCAAAGTACCATCCATGTAGCTCCTGTTGAGTGAGTATTTCTGCGACCTGATGTTCTAACGTAACCCACTCAGGTATGGGTGGAAATGGTTGCATAATTTAGTGGTAACAGCAACGTCTTGTTTGCAGTAATCTTGCATTTCTTGAGACCACTCTTTCCAATCAGTAGTCTTTGCAAAGTTCCCTTTGTATTCTCCTAACCTATAACCATAAGCCTCAAGAGAATGCCTGCCGTATAACTGCAGTGGCATATGATTCCAATTATGTTTCTTGTCTATATCGAGTAAATTAGGATGATATAACCTAGATAAAAGAAGAGTATCCACAATAATACCGCTAGGATCAAACCAAGGGTAAAGCCTTTTAATAATAGGTATGTCAAAGCCGATAATGTTGTGACCAACAAGAACATCCGCCACTTCGAGGTAAGACAACGCAGTGGTGATGGAATAGTTGGATCCCATAGGAAGTTCTTTAGGCGACGCTGTATACTTCTCGTCATTGAACGTCTCCATCCTATCATCCTCACCCCAATAGAGTGCAATACAGTGGATCCTGGTAGCATCATTGATTAGTCCGTTTGTCTCTAGGTCGAACACTATCGGACCCACTCCAGTGGTAGGTTTTGTCGACGAATTTGGCTTTTTCAACTGCTTCTTGCGTTGGTGGATTAGGTTTATTCAATTTATGTTCATACCATGGGTGTTTGTATCCTCCATCAAAAATCCGTGGACGGGTTGAATTCGGGTTCAACTTCATGTTCATTAAATCTGCAAGTGTTTAAGTCATAGTCTAGTGTACATGCGATGCCAGTCTCGCCAGAATAGCGATTCTTAAGGACTCGCACAGTCGTAGCGCCTCGTTTAGCATCGGTCTGCTGATCTCTTTCGAGTGCAACCACCGCGTCAGATATTTGAGCAATACTATGAGATCCTCTGAGGGAGGATAAACTAACACGTCCTCCTTCTTCATGGCTGTGCTTGTCATTACTTGCTCTCCTTAAGTGCGATACTAAAAATAATGCGATGCCTGTACGTTCTACTAAACTACGTAATCTAGTCATTGTCGTGTCTATCATACGCCTCTCATCACCTTCAAGACCACTTAATAATATGCTGAGATGGTCTAGAATAATGACCTTACATTCAAGCCCGGTGGCAAGATATTCAATTCTGTTGTAGATGATATCTGGATCATAACTTCCAAACCCATCAAAAACAAAAAGATTCCAATTGGCAATACTGTTTGAAAAGGCGGTGTCAAGTTCTTCTTCGTCATGTTCTCCTAGGTGTAGGTTCTTACCAACAGCTGTGGACATCAATCCAAGTGCTGTTCTTCTATTACTTGCTTCAAGTTCCAAGATCCCAACTGATTCCCCCTTAAGGAGGAGATGAGTTGCAATGTGACGCATGATTGAGGTTTTTCCTGAACCAGAGCCAGCAGTAAATGTTGTAAGTTCCCCATACCTGATCCCGTGTAATTTCTCGTTAAGCCCTTTGAACGGGTATTCGTGGTCATAAGGTTTTTGAGGTGTGGTTACCAGATCCCTAAGAGTTTCTGCATCGATGATTCCATCAGGACGGAACGGCTTAGCGTCCCATATTGCCTTTCGAATCGCTTCAGCATCTTTAGCTTGTAACGCATCTGATGCATCTTTATATCCTTGGAGGCGAGCGATCTTAACCTTACCAGGTGGTAAGATGCTAGCCGTTTCCTCCGTCGCCTTACGGCCAGCCTCGTCGTCATCGAAGAAGAGTATAATCTCTTCGTAGCCCTGGAATAGGGGGATCTGTTTTTGGACATCTTTTTTTGCAGAAGCTGCCCCATGGGGTAGAGATACCATTGGCCATCCGGGCATAGCTTCGTAACAGCTGGCACAGTCTAGCTCACCTTCAGTAACAACAATACGTTTACCAGTACTAGGAAACAAATGCTGACCAAATAGGGTATCAGTGGAAACTCCTTCATAGGTGAAAATTTTTTGTTTGTTTTTTATTTTACATCCTTTAAGAACTCCATCGCTTGTAAAATATGGGAAGCGTAGAGTTGCTCCGTCTCTGAAAATCCTATAGAATTGATTTGTTTTTTCAGAGATGTTTCGTTTGCTAAGCCTTTGGGCTTCTCCTTTAAGTGTGACATCTTTCGACATGTGACTGTGAGTAAAATCATCATTACCTGGTTTGCGTGCGTGGCATACAAAACAGTAAGTGTGCCCATCAGAGTACACTGAATTAGCATCTGATGAGCCACATTCAGGGCACGGTATGTGCCTCACAAACTCACTATCGGTCATTAGATTAACCAATCGAGTGGAATTTCGTGGAAAGAAGTCCAGGGTATACCTAAGTTTTCACACCATTGTGCATAAGTAGTCTTGGACTTCTTAGATATAGTATTATAAGGTGATTGAAAGACCATCCTTAAATCTATATCAGGATTGTCTTTAACTATGGTCTTGATCTTACGTCTATCAGCAGGATCCCAATATCCTTTACACTCTAAAACAACATGATTAGGGAGTATAAAATCAGGTGTGTAATGGTGCTGTATAACATAAGATATCTTTTTCGATTCGTATTCATAAGATACACCAAGCTCAGAGAGAAGATCAGCGACCTTCTTCTCTAAGCCTGATCTGAATTTAATATCTTGTTTATCTTTTAATTTAGCATAAACTTTCTTAGCCCATGCCAGGGATTCTTTAGAAGTCTTCGTCGTCATCTACATTGGTGGTTGGTGTCACATTTGGATCACTCGTTTTGAATCCTGATGTAGTACCGAATAGTTCAGCTACTTCAGTAGCGTCTAAATCGCCAGTATCTACACCAGCATTACCTTTCACCGAGACAACCTGTACACCAACCAACTTAAGAGAACTACCATAGGTAACCCCATCCCGTAGAATATATGGCTTCTGGTAGAAACCCAGTTTAACAGTCGATCCAGCATATAATGGTGTCTTTGTGTCAGTTACTGGTGAGCCCTCCGTGTCTACCACGGGCGGCTTCTTATCTTCAGACCAAGAGAACTTGATCTTATACTTCCCATCAGCTACCTCTTCCCAGGGTTCTGGTTTACAAGTAGCACGCTTAGGGTTCTTGAGCTTAGACTCACACCACTTAAGGACATCAGTCCGCTCTGCTTCTAACGTCTCGATAGTATCACTACCGACTACAGCAGCTAAAGAGTAACCAAACTTACTAGGTTCTAGTACAGCTTGAAATCCCTCTAGTGTTACGTTATCTGTTTTATGTATAGTTCTAGCCATTATCGTTGACTCCATCTAATGCATCTAAATCAGCACCAGGTTTCGTCGCCTCTAATTGTTTAGCTAAAGAGTTACGATATTTAGTTAACTCTTCGATTCTACAATCGATAGCTTTTAAATGATTCTCTCTTGCTTCCCTTTCAGCCTGTTGTAATCTCTCTTCAGAGACCACAATAACTCTAGTAGGTGCAAAGAATGAATCAAACAGTGAGTGTTGGATCATTTAACAGAAAAAATAAGTTGAATCAATTACATCGGAGGTTTCTAAATCTCCTATGATCGGTAAGTTGTCAGTATTCGCTCCTATTTTAACAGCGAATTCTTTTAAAATATCTTTACTAAATAGTTTTGCGTAATTCTCTCTGACTATACAAGATAACATAGTCATATCAGTTGCTCTACATAAGACACTATCATGTATTAAGGCTATTGGGGCATTAAACTGTAGTGCGCTGTAGTGTAGCAAATTCGCATCTAGACTGTGAATGAAATTAGGAGCTGTTGCTGCTTTATGCTTAGTAAGAGACGGTTCATCAAGATTGTAAGCTATTTCTATTTGGCATTTACCTAATAGATGTAACTGTACTGTCTTTGTATCGCGTTTCTGTAAGTGTTGGACAACTTGAAATTCTCCTGGTGTTAACCAATCTAATTTAATCGGTTGTGGACCCCAGGCTAGGAAGTAGTTTGATATTTCCTTTTCAATCCATTTCATTACAGCCATTGGACCAGGGAATTCTTTATTCATAGCATCCCTGACCGCATTGACAACTATAGTTAAGTCGTCTTTATCTATTTCTATACCTTTCTCTTTAAGTGCGTCCCTGATGTATGACCTATTACTAAATGGTTTAGCATTATACGGTATGGTCATCACTGTACGTTTGACACACTTACGATCCCAATGTTCGTGCAGGATCTTAGGTATATTAGGTTTAGCAGCGTCAGCTACTACCTGGTATGCGTCCTGTGGTCTATCAGAAGGTAGCACATTGACGAGTTGTGCTGTCCTTTGGTCCTTAGCTAAACCAGCTAGGATCTGTAGACCACTACATGTAGCGTCTATTGCTACACATAATCCAGTTGTATTCCGTGAC